AGGAAAAATCAAAGACGGCGACTATTTTCTTTATACAGATGCTTGGAATCCTACTATTATACAACTGCGTTACATGGCTGAATTGCTTGGCGTCAATATTCGAATTGGTGGTTTATGGCATGCTGGCAGTTATGACGATCAAGACTTTTTAGGAAGATTGATTGGCGAAACTCCTTGGGTGCGTCACGCAGAAGAATCTATGTATCACTGCTTGGATGATGCTTTTTTTGCTACAAAGTTTCACGTCAACATGTTTCAGAGTGCTTTTCCTAACGCCAAGAAAAAACTCGCAAAACGAGTAGGCTGGCCTATGGAATATCTCGAACATTCTCTAACACAGTATGAAGGAATGGAAAAGAGAAATCTTATCCTATTCCCTCATAGGATTGCTCCGGAAAAGCAGCCTGATATTTTTAGAGACTTGAAAGAAACTCTTCCGCAGTATGAATTTGTAATGTGCCAAGAACAAGAACTCACAAAGAACGAATATCACAATCTGCTTGGCGAGGCAAAGATGGTGTTCTCTGCTAACCTGCAAGAAACTCTGGGTATATCATGGTATGAAGGTGTTCTTGTGAATGCTATTCCGCTTGTTCCTGACAGGCTGAGTTATTCTGAAATGGCTGTGGATTCTTTTTCTTATCCGTCAATTTGGACTAAAAATTGGAAAAGCTATAAAACAAACAGACAGCATATTGCAAACAGAATCATCCATCTCATGGAAAACTATGAAGACTATTTGCCCTATGTGCTAAAACAGAAAAGAAAACTAGAGAAGGATTTTTTCTCTGGTGAACGACTATACAAGGTGATAAACAATGCCATTACAGAAATACAGTCTTGAAGAAACCTACGACCAAGTGAATTACACAATTACCGATAACACTTATACAGATGATGTAATTACTATCGACCTAGATGACGAGGATATTTTGAAAGATTTTGATATTACAACGCACACTGGTATAGGCAAATTGCCCGGTGACTTTACAGTTGTTAATACTCCAAACACTATTCAAACAGACGGAATTTTTGATAATGGCAATATCACTTTCTATAATCCCTGGGAAGAGTTCTGCGAGTATGTAGGCATAGACAAGTCTCAAGGTGTAGAAGATTTCAAAAAAATGTGTGAGCGATATCCTGCTTTACAAAAAGCATTAGAACAATTTCAAAACACTTACAATCTTGTAAAAGACGACTGGGAAACAGAAAGGACTACAAAATGAAATGGCTTAAAAGAAAAGTTGCCGGATGGGTAAGGGAAATCGAAAACGAAAAAGAATGCATGTCAGCACAGGCTATGCCAGTAGAACATAATCCTCAGAGCGAGCCTGTTTTATCATTTAAAATCTACTCTGCTCAAAACGGACAGGTTCTAGAGTTTTTTAGATATAATAAACAGAGAGATAGGGTTAATAACTCTATCTATGTTGTAGACAAAGAAACAGACATTGGTGAATATGTTTCAAAATGTCTTTCATTGGAGGTACTAAAATGACAAAAAAAGTATACTACAGTTGGCAAGATATAGAACGTCAATGCCAATCAATTGTGAATCAGATTGCGAGAGATAAATGGCGTCCTGACTATGTTGTAGGGATTACTAGAGGAGGAAATATTCCTGCTACTATTATTTCTCACATGCTGGATGTAAGATGCGAAGCACTTAAGGTTGCTCTTAGAGACGGTGAGCAGTGTGAATCAAACTGCTGGATGGCAGAAGATGCGTTTGGTATAGTGTGCGAAGAAGATTACAACAGTCGTTGGGATATTGATTTGAGAAAGAACATTCTCGTAGTAGACGACATCAACGACACTGGCGATACTCTTAAGTGGATTCAGAGTGATTGGCAGAGTACCTGTTTCCCTAATGAAGAACATGCCTGGGGAAGTATTTGGGAGAGAAATGTTCGGTTTGCTACACTTGTACATAACACACCAAGCGAATTCGATGATATATCCTACTACGCAACAGAAATAAACAAAAACGAAGATCCCCAGTGGATTTGCTTTCCTTGGGAAGTTGTAGGAGAATATCGTGACTAAGTGGGCAATCATGGTGCTATTTGACAATGAGTTTATGTATACAACTGAATTTGTTGAAGGAATGGATTTTAGTGCACCTGTTGTTAAAACATTTAACACACGAGAAGAAGCAGAGCAAGCAGCAGACTTTTGGAGACTGCCTGGCAAAGAAGATAACATAAAGGTTGTTGAATATGATCCGAACACTGAGTGAAGCACACAAAGCAGGAGAAGCACCGTGGCAAGAGGCACTGATAGAAACTAGAGATTACACAGTATTTCAAGATGCTTACCCTGTCACAGAAGGACATGTTCTTTTTGTACCTATTCAAGAGGACTGGAAGCACGTCACAAGATGTTGGGAGGCTGCTTACAAGTGGGGAACAGACTGGGTAGATAGAGGCTACTGTGACGCATTTAACATAGGAATGAATGTAGGAGAAGCAGCAGGTCAAACTGTTTGCTATCCCCACATCCACCTTATACCAAGACGAACAGGTGACATGTCCAATCCTGAAGGAGGCGTTAGGCATGTTATACCACATATGGGAAATTATAAATCAAAAGGAGACGACGATGAAGAATATGAGATCGGAGATCCTACTGGCTGCTGAAGCCCACTTTGTAGGACATATTGAAAAGCATAGATTGAATGCGGAAGTGCTGGCTACTAATGCAGCAGGTGTAGGCAATAATGGCGATATTTTAGAAGAATTAGAAAAGGAACTTGCTGAGGTTGCTGATTATCACGATAAACTAGAAGCACTTTATACCTACATGGGTTTAGAAGACGTGCAAATGGAAGCAGGCAGATCACCAATTCTAGGAAGAAGAGGATAGTTTTTGTCGTCTTTTCTTGACAAAAACCTAAATAGTCTGTACAATAGTATAAAATATGGCGATCCACCGCCCAAACTCGGAGAAAAAATTGAAAATATCAGAAAAAATTAAACAAAGACTAGAACAAGCAAATGCCCGATATTGGGCAGGAGATAATATCTCACATTACATCGAAGACGGTGAAAGAGAAGAGCTTATTGATGAACTTACAGACAAGTTTGAATCGGTTCTTGATTCTCTTGTAATTGACAGAGCACGTGATCCTAATTCTCAGAACACAGGATATCGTCTTGCTAAGATGTATGTAAACGAACTAATGAGCGGGCGTTATTATCCTATGCCTAATGCAACTGCTTTTCCTAATTACACAGACGAAAGATATGACGGCATGCTTGTCGTCCGCAGTGAGCTTAAAAGCATGTGTAGTCATCACCATCAGCCTGTTAGTGGTGTTGCTTACATCGGTATTATTGCTGCTGATACTTTAATCGGATTAAGCAAATATACTCGTATCGCTCAATGGTGTGCTCGTCGTGGAACACTACAAGAAGAACTTGCAAATGATATTGCACGAGAGATCGAACGTGCAACTGGTGCTAAAGATATAGGCGTGCATATTGGTGCAGAACACGGATGTTGCACCAATAGGGGCATAATGGCTACTAGCTCATTGACTCAGACTACAGTGCTAAAAGGTGCGTTTAGAGACGACAGTGGCACGAAGAAAGAATTCTTTGACAATATTGCACTACAACAGCAAGTAGGCGGCAAAGGTGTATATTAGGTTTCTAATATGTAAAAACCATTTTCTCGCCAGGTTTTAGAATAATCGAGGTTTAGATGCGTTATCTTTTTACTTCCCCTTCCAGAATTATTAGGATAGTCATCTAAACCTCGATAAATCTTATTAAGAGTGTGTTCCGGTATACACAATTCTGCTTGTATTGACTTCTTAGTTTTGAAGATGCCATATGGTGTTACAAATTTATCTTTTAATACTCGTGGAGGAATATGAACACGTTTTGCTCTATTAGCTTTCCATGTTTGTACTCTTTTATTTTGTATTTCCGGATCGTACATGGGATTATTACTAGACATATAATCGCTCCATAGCTTTCTTACACGTGAATATGATTTAGAATTATGAATACGTCGTGTTTGACGTTCTGAATATTCTAGTGTAGTCATAGCCCAGATTGCATGTATCATTTTGTTACGATGTTTTTTACTTTTTACCATTTTCGGTAATAGCATATGACATATAAAATGTTCCCTTGCTGTTAATGGTACAATGTTTTTAGCATCATCTGGACCATTTAATGATCTAGGTATTATATGGTGTTTTTCTGTATATCCTGTAATAGTACGATTTTGAGCAGATTCTATGATTTGGTAATACCATTTGGTATATTTGTTGTCGATAAATAACATTGCTGATAGTTCCTTGTAAACTGTTAGAGTAGTCAGATACGCCAATATCGTGGACTACATCTTTATTTATCTTCTTGACAACCTATACCTTATTACGCTATAATTTACTAGAATAAGTAAGGTAACAACTATGAAACAAAATTTATTAACTCAAACAACGGTATTGGAAGGTGCGTTTATGAAAGACGCATCGGTGAAGGAAGAATTCTTTCACAATATCAAACTACAACAGGAGTTTGCCCCACGATGAATCTAAGATACTCAGAAGCATTTTACTCAGTACAAGGCGAAGGTAGATTTGTAGGTGTTCCTTCTCTCTTTCTAAGAACATTTGGCTGCAACTTTCGTTGTAAAGCATTTGGCAGAGACAAAGATGAAGAGATGGGCAAATATAATCCCGAAGTCAAAGAACTGCTAGACAATGGTGTATTAGAAAACACAAAAAAATTTACAGATCTACCAATCGTGCATACAGGCTGCGACACATACGCTTCTATCTATCCAGAATTCAAGAAGTTTATGCAGGATAAAACAGTAGACGAAGTAGTAGAACATCTTCTGTCTCTCATTCCAGAAGGTAGATGGACACAATCAAACGGACAGGATATTCATCTCATACTAACAGGTGGTGAGCCCATGCTTTGGCAGAAGTTCTGGCCAGAACTATTTGCTCACCCAGATATGCAGGACCTAAAACATGTCACTATTGAAACAAATACAACACAGAAGTTACAGCCAGATTTTGAACATTGGCTCAACACTCAAGACAGAATACATGTTACCTTTTCGTGCTCACCAAAACTCACCGTTTCGGGAGAACGTTGGGATCGTGCTATTAAGCCTGAGATTGCTAGGCAATACTATAACACTCCTCACAGTGACCAGTATTTTAAGTTTGTGGTTGCTGATGAACAAGATGTGGACGAAGTTACTCGGGCTACGAAATTATATCGAGAAGCAGGAATCGAATGTCCGGTCTACATCATGCCGCTCGGCGGACGATCTGAGGAGTATGAGTTTAACACAGAACGAGTTGCAAAACTCGCAATGTCAAGAGGCTGGAGGTACTCGCCGAGACTTCATATCGACCTCTTCGGCAATGCCTGGGGAACATGATGATCCCACAGAAAGGCTTAGAAAATCAGGATTTTAAAGGTGAATACAATGTTTAATTTTTGGAAAAAACTGAAATCAAATAAAGAAGAAGTTCCTGCAGAAGAAAAAACTGCAGAAGATGTTCGAAGAGAAACTCTTGAGCAGGAAAAAGCCGAAGCAACCCGCAAAGGAGAACCTTGGGTTGCTGTGCTCGACACGCAGGTGAATCCTGAAAACATTCGCAACGGTTTCTTTGAATTAGACTGGAACAACGAGTTTATTGAGAGATTGCTTGATGCTGGTTACAAAGGTGAAACAAACGAACAGATTGTAGACGCTTGGTTTAGAACTATAGTGACTCAAATGCTGGCAGAGGAAGGTGTTGGTACAGAAAGAGGCATGGGATATATAAATGTTACTCCGATCGACAAAGGACGCTCGGAAGTTTCTTAATGCATCTGTATCTTATTGATAATGAAGTATTGCTTTTAAAGCCTAAACATGCTATACTGTATGAACTCGAAGGCCGAGATGTCTTTGATCTAACAGAAAGTTTAGGAATGGATCCTGTATGAGCACATATATATTAATTGACTTAGCAAATGTTTTTTTTCGCAGTCGCCATGTTGTTCGAGGCGACATTGACACAAAAGTAGGTATGGCTATTCATATTACTCTTTCATCTTTGAAAAAAGCATGGGACGACTTTGATGGGGATCATACTGTTGTATGTCTCGAAGGAAGGTCGTGGCGGAAAGATTTCTACGAACCATACAAACGCAATAGAAAAGAAGCACGAGCAGCAATGACTGCAAAGGAAGAAGAAGAGGATCAAGTTTTTTGGGAAATCTTTGACGAACTAAAAACCTTTCTTACTGAAAAAACAAATGTTTCTGTTCTACAACACAAGAATCTAGAAGCCGACGATTTAATTGCTGGTTGGGTACAAAATCATCCTAACGACGAGCATGTAATTATATCTACAGACGGTGATTTTGCTCAGTTAATTGCTCCAAATGTAAAACAATACAACGGTGTTACTTCTACTACTATAACACACGAAGGATATTTTGACGACAAAGGAAAGCCTGTTGTAGATAAAAAAACAGGAGAGCCCAAGCCTGCACCTAATCCTGAATGGATGCTGTTCGAAAAGTGTATGCGAGGCGACACATCAGACAATGTGTTTAGTGCTTACCCTGGTGTAAGAAAGAAAGGCACCAAGAACAAAGTTGGGCTATTCGAAGCGTTTGATGATAAACACACAAAAGGCTTTAACTGGAACAATCTTATGTTGCAGAGATGGGTAGATCACAACGGCAACGAACATCGTGTAATCGATGACTATAATAGAAATGTGATTCTTTGTGATCTAACAGCACAGCCTGCAGAAATTAGAGAAATTATCAACAACGAAACGCAAAATGTACAGTCTAAAAATATATCACAAGTAGGTTTAAGACTAATGAAATTTTGTGCAAAATGGGACATGCAGAGAATTGCCGATCAAGCAGCGTCGTATGCTAAACCACTATCAGCGAGGTATTTAAATGACTAATGCAAAACCAATTCTAGACGGAAAATTCTGGATACTGGAAGACAAAGGTGTTAAAATAGGAACACTAACACTTGATGAAAATCAATACTTGTTTAGCAGCAAGAATCAGACTCAGTTTTTTGATTCTGAAAAAAGTCTTAGAAAGACACTAGGAGACATTACTTGGAATAAAAAACATCCTGTATTTGACGATATTACATACGAAGTGCATGGTTATACGACTTCTTATAAGCCATATAATCCTATGTTTGATATTAAACATAAACTTCCTCTATTTACAAAGTCTCCTAAAAGTAAAAGCATATACTGCGCAGGATATTATGTAATTAAGTTTGATAAAGGATGGGTTAAGAGTTTTTGTCCAAAACTAATAACTATAGAAAATAACGACTACAAAGGCCCTTATAAAACAGAGATCGAAGCAAAACAGGAGTTGCATCGTGTCAAATCCTAGCGAACCTCTCAATACAGCACCGATACAGCAGTTTATACAGCAGGTACGTGCAGCAGAAGCCGGAAATGCCAAAGATGTAAAACTAAACATGCAGCAGGCTAAACGCCTTGCATTTTGTCTTGGAGAAACCATGGCAAGACTAGAAGGAGACCTAGAAAAAATTCTAGCGGCAAATTCTACACAAGAAGAGTCTGTTATTAACATTACTATGGACGGTGGAAACAGCTGGTAAAGATAAATAAATGCGTAGTTAACTTAAAAGGAATTACGCATGAGCAGACCCAAGCCCAATGTTCTTAGAGAGCATATTGATAAAAAAACCTATAAGACAGAGCAAGTTCTAGAAGCCGAAGCAATCTGGGCAGTATTTTATCAAGGTAAACCATTTAATCTAAAATCTGCAAATATGCTTACTAACTACCCTGGTCCTAAATATCCTAAAGTGTCATTTTCTAATCCTGGTCATGCAATTAACCTTGCAAAAAAACTAAATTCTCTGTTTAACACCGACGAATTTGAAGTTGTAAAACTAACTCAAGGAGAGACGATTCCTCTCGATACAAAATGAGCTTAAACGACACATATACTAAAATTTTTCTAAAAAATCTAGGACAATCTGCAAACGATCTTAATGTAAAATCTTATAAACCTGTTTGGTGGCAAAATTCAAGATCTAAATCAAAAGGCGGATTACGATTAACCGACGAAGGTTATAGAATGATGACAGAAGATCTAGACATTACCTTCTATGAAGTACCGTATGCTCCTGACATGCAGTTTACTACTCAAATAATTATATGGCTCGACAACTTTATAGATTGTCCTTATTATCTAGATAAGAGAAGCATGTTTGTTGCAGACGATAAAAAGGCACTTGAGCTTCATTTATTCTCAGGAGATATCAAAAAATACGGTATTTCTAAAGCTTTGGCAAGACAGGAAGCCAAAAACGATTGACACTTGCCCTCGTTCCTGTATAATAACACTTGTACTTAAAAACAACTGCAACTAGAGGTACTTATGGATACTACAACTCGTCAACTTACACCTAATTCCGCAAAGGCGTCTATCAATCACGCTATTCGCAAGAAGCGTCCAATTTTTTTATGGGGTCCCCCAGGAATAGGAAAAAGTGACATTGTTCACCAGATCGGCGAGCAGATGAATGCCAAGGTTATTGACGTTCGCCTTTCGCTTTGGGAACCAACTGATATCAAAGGTATTCCTTATTTTGATTCCAACATTGGCAAGATGGTTTGGGCACCGCCGCTTGAACTACCAGACGAAGACTTGGCTGCTCAGCATGACAACATTGTGTTGTTTCTTGATGAGATGAACTCTGCTGCTCCGGCTGTACAGGCTGCTGCTTATCAGCTTATTCTTAATCGCAAAGTTGGTACTTACACACTGCCGGACAATGTGTACATTGTGCTGCTGGTAACAGAGAAGCTGACAAGGGTGTTACCTATCGCATGCCGGCTCCGCTTGCTAATCGTTTTGTTCACCTTGAGATGACTGTGAACTTTGATGACTGGTTCCAGTGGGCTGTTGACAACAACATTCACCAAGATGTTGTAGGTTATTTGACATTTTCTAAGAAGGATCTATACGACTTTGATCCTAGGTCGTCTAGCCGTTCGTTTGCTACACCTCGTTCTTGGGCGTTTGTAAGCGAATTGCTAGAAGATGCTCTTGACGATTCGACTACTACTGACCTTGTATCAGGCGCTGTTGGCGAAGGTCTTGCTGTGAAGTTTATGGCGCATCGCAAGGTTGCATCGCAGATGCCTAATCCTGGTGATATTCTTGAAGGCAAAGTAAAAGAGCTTAATACCAAAGAAATTTCCGCAATGTATTCTTTGACTGTTTCTCTCTGCTATGAGCTTAAAGAAGCCAGTGATGCAAACGACAAGAAGTTCGACGATAAAGTTAACAACTTTTTGCGTTTCTCGATGGATAATTTCGAAACCGAGCTTGTTGTTATGGGCATCAAACTAGCACTGACACAGTACAGTCTGCCAATTGATCCGGACGCAATCGAATGCTTTGACGAGTTCCACGAGCGATACGGCAAGTACATTACTGCTGCTCAAAAGGCGTAACTATTGGGGCGATTTGTTCGCCCCAATTCTTGACTAAACACTCAAAATTGTGTATTATATACATACACTGATAATTAGGAGAACATTGTGGCAGACGAAACACTACTTGAACAAGAAGAACTTTCAGAAGCAGCACTTGCTGCTTTACAGGATGAAGTTAAAGAAAAAGTAATTACAGCACGAGTAGGTCTTTTGCTTCGCCATCCTTGGTTTGGTAATATGGCAACTCGTCTGCGTGTTCAGCCTTGCGACGGTTGGTGTCCTACTGCTGCTACAGATGGTCGCAATCTGTATTATAATTCGCAGTTCTTCAACAAGCTTACTACCAAGCAGATTGAGTTCGTTATTGCACACGAGATTCTTCATTGTGTGTTTGGTCATATCATTCGACGCGAAGATCGCAATCCTCGTCTATACAACATTGCTTGCGACTACAAGGTTAATAATACTCTAGTGCGCGACCGAATCGGCGACGTACCAGATATTGGAATATATCAGGATTACAAATACGACGGGTGGACTTCGGAAGAAATCTACGACGAACTTTATGAAAATGCTGAAAAAATTGACCTTGATGAACTAGGCAAGATGCTTGACGAGCACATTGACTGGGAAAAAGAACAAGAAGGTTCTGGTTCTGGTAGTAAACAAAAAGAAGGAGAAGGCAAGGGCGGACGTCCTCGGTACTCTCGAGAAGAACTAGAAAAGATTCGTGACGAGATCAAAGAAAACATGATTTCTGCTGCACAAGGTGCAGGTGCTGGCAATGTGCCTGGCGAGATTGAGAGAATGATCAAAGATCTTACTGAGCCTAAAATGAACTGGCGTGAAATTCTTCAGCAGCAAATTCAAAGCACTATCAAGAACGACTTTACTTTTGCTCGTCCGTCACGCAAAGGCTGGCACACCGGTGCTGTTCTGCCCGGTCAGAACTTTGACGAGACAATTGACATCTGTATTGCACTTGACATGTCGGGTTCAATCGGTGATGAACAGGCCCGTGTGTTCTTGAGCGAAATCAAAGGCATTATGGATCAGTATGAAGACTATCGAATCAAACTTTGGTGCTTTGATACCGAAGTGTATAACGAAGATGAGTTTTCAGCAGACGACGGTCGCGATATTATCGAATATGATATCAAAGGCGGTGGTGGTACTGACTTTGAATGCAACTGGAATTACATGAAAGAGAACAATATTACGCCTAAAAAGTTTATCATGTTCACAGACGGAATGCCGTTCGGTAGCTGGGGAGATCCNGATTATNNNGANACNGTATTCCTTATTCATTCAGTATACGGTAGAGCACCAGAAGCACCGTTTGGAGTAACCACATACTACGAAGATGCTTAGAAATAGACCTAACAAAATCAATCCACTAAACTTTTACGACATTAGGCAGCTAAAAGTACCTCCTCCTCATTTCGAATATATAACTATTGAAATGAGGAAGTATAATCTTGAGCAAACTATTGTCAAGTGGATCGAAAAGAACTTGAAAGGCCGTTTTTATGTAGGTGCAATGTATGAATTAGATAAAAACAACAAACAAGTAAAAGTAAT